CAAGTACTGGTACAGCTACCACTACACAAACATTCTTACGAGTCTATCGTGCCTTTGTGTCAGGTTCACAGGCTGTAACAGCAAATACTACTATAGCTAATGGCGGTACGACATACGCACAGATTAACAACGGTGAGAACCAAACGCTTATGGCTTTGTGGACTGTACCTGCAGGTTACACAGCTTATTTATTAGATACTAAGATTACAGCCTTTACAGAGCAAAACAATAAGATTGCAACTATAAACGTTATTGCACGTAGAGAAAACGGTGTATTTCGTACAGCAGATAAGTTTGATGTATTTGCTGCAGCTGTTACACAGAACTATAAATGTCCTATACCTTTTCCTGAAAAGACTGATATTGAGGTAAGGGCTATAGCAACTAGCTCTAATGCTGACCTAAGAGTTGCTGCAGGTTTAGATATTATTTATATAGCGAATACAGCACCATGATACCACGCAAAAAACGAACCCTCTCAGTAGGCTTAACTACATCTAATCAAGATGTATATACAGTTCCTGAAAGATTTAATGCAGATGTAAGTAGCATAATAATTTCTAATGCTTCTAGCTCTTCTGTTACATTTAGTTTAGATTGGTATCAATCTTCAAGTACTACTTATTTTACTATTGCTGAAACAGTAACTATGGTTCCTAATTCTATCTTACAAATAACTGAATACCCTTTGTATCTTGAAAAAAATGATTTGATTCGTGGGTTAGCAAGTGCAAACAGTTCCATTACGGTAACAATAGCTAGTGAAGAATACTTTGAAGCTACCCGTTTTAACTAGTGCATAGCGGGGTTGCATTATTGTCTGTAGTGTGGTATAACTAAATATGGTATAACTCCTGTGTATACAAACGTGTATACATGATGTTCATGAAACAAGGAGTTATAAACATGAAATGGTTAATTAATTGGTTTGAAGCAGTAGCAGTAGCACAACAACGCCGTGCAGATTATTGGTTGCTTCGTAATATGTCGGATAAAGAACTAAAAGATATAGGAATATCTCGTGGCGAAATCTCCCAAAAAATCTTCAACGGTTAATGCGGCAGGTAATTATACTAAGCCTACTATGCGCAAGCGTCTTGTTGCCTCCGTTAAAGCTGGCGGCAAAGGTGGAAAGCCCGGACAGTGGAGCGCAAGGAAGGCACAAATGGTTGCAAAGCAATACAAAGCAAAAGGTGGGGGTTATAAGTAATGGCCCTCGCCAAATCGCAAACGAGTCTTAACAAATGGACAAAGCAGGATTGGAGAACCAAAAGTGGTAAACCTTCTACACAAGGCCCAAAGGCTACTGGTGAACGTTATCTCCCGGCTAAAGCAATTAAAGCTATGTCTAGTGAGGAGTATTCAGCGAGTACGGCTAAAAAAAGAAAAGATACTAAAGCGGGTAAGCAATTTTCTAAACAACCTAAAGCGGCAGCTGAAAAGGCTAAACGTTTTAGGCGCACGTAATAAAGGCCAGTAAGACATGGAAAACATAAAGCTTCCTATTGCCCTTGTTCTGGCTATGGCTGTACAGCTTGCTGGTGGTGTATGGTGGGTATCTCAACAGGCAGCTACCGTTGCAAGCCTAGAGGAAACTGTTAGTCAGCTTGGGTCACGTATGGCTATTGAAGATAACGTTAACCTTAAACGTGATGTTGCAGGTAATGGTGTAGAAATACAGTACGTATGGGGTGACATAGAAGAGCTATGGGATGAGCTTGCCTCTATGACTATGGCTATCAATGAGATCAATAAACTCAAGCAACGTGTAGCAGTTATGGAGAGTGAGTTACGTTACATCAACCGTGACCACAGAGACATGACAAAGTAAGATGATTGATCCTTTTACAGCTATGGCTGCAGCTACCACAGCCTATAATGGTATCAAGAAAGCTGTAGCTGTAGGCCGTGAGATTAGTTCTATGGCTGGTGCAGTATCTCAGTGGTCTAAAGCTGTAAGTGACCTAGACTTCTTGGAGGAAAAAGCTAAGAACCCTCCTATGTACAAGATGTTTAGTGACACTCAATCTAATGCGTTGGAGATATGGTCACAAAAGCAGAAGCTCAAAGAGATGAGAGAAGAACTTAAAGCACACATCTCTTGGACGTATGGTCCTAGTGCTTGGGATGAGATAGTACGAATAGAAGCACAGCAACGTAAAGAACAACGTGAGCTAGTCTATAAGAAACAAGAGTTCATAGACAACTGCATTAACTGGGCTGTTGGTATTGCAGTAGCACTAGCAGGTGTAGGGGCTTTAATAATAGCAATGTACTTCTTAGGTGTAAAACAAGGAAAGTGGTAATGGCTAAGACCGTATTAGATGATTGGAAAGTACTCCCAAGGCTAATGATGCTGGCAGTCACTGTACTCACGTATCAAGCAGTACATTGGTTCATGTCCTTGCCTGACCCTAGCGTAGCGCAGTCTGGCCTTGTATCGGTCTGTATGGGAGCTCTCACAGGATGTTTCGGCATCTGGATGGGCAAAGAGTCTAAGACTACTGTAACACCCACACGTGTAGTGCACGAAGAAAGTTATAACAAATGATAGGTCAAATTATAGGTGCAGTAGGTGGACTTGCTTCGTCTTATCTTGACGGTAAGGTAGCAATACAGAAAGCCAATGCAGAGATAAGAGTTAAGCAAGCGACAGGTGAGCTTGACTGGGACATTGCTGCAATGAACAGCACTCAGAACTCTTGGAAGGACGAGTGGATTACTTTGTTGTTTAGTATTCCTCTTATCCTAGCGTTCTGTGGTGACTGGGGTAATCAAATTGTACAGGCTGGTTTTGCATCCCTTGAGTCTATGCCTACGTGGTATCAGTACTCACTGGGTGGTATCGTAAGTGCAAGCATTGGTATGCGTTCCGTATCTAAATTCTTTACAGGTAGAAAGTAATATGACATTTAAATTATCTAACCGTAGCCTAGCTAAGATGGAAGGCGTAGATGAAAGCCTTGTGGCAGTAGTCAAACGTGCTATTGAGCTTACTAAGGTAGACTTCGGAGTTATTTATGGTCTACGCACAGTAGAAGAGCAAGAGAAACTTGTAGCTGCAGGTAAGTCCCAGACTATGAAGTCCAAACACTTAGATGGACGTGCAGTAGACCTTATGGCTTACGTAGATGGTAAGGGCGTATGGGAACTGAATGTCTATGATGATCTCTGTGACGCAATGAAAGAAGCAGCTAAAGAACTTGGCGTGGCAATCAAGTGGGGTGCAGCTTGGTCAGAGGGTGACATTCGTACATACGAAGGTACAGCTGAAGACGCAATGATGGCATACGTAGACTTACGTAGATCACAAGGACGTAGACCCTTTATTGATGGCCCTCATTTTGAATTAATGTAATAGGTAGCAAACTTTATACTTGCAATACCTGAAAGAAAGAGTTATTATGGCACGAGCACTAACAGAAAAACAAAAGAAACTACTTGAAGTCTTATTTGATGAGGCGGGTGGGGACATTGTTACTGCAAAAAAACTTGCAGGTTATTCCGATGCTACTTCATCTACTGAAGTTATTAACTCTCTTAAAGAAGAAATACTAGATGCCACATCTACTTATATGGCACGTAACGCACCTAAAGCTGCTATGGCTATGGTAGGTGCTTTGTATGATCCTACTGAGCTTGGTATTCGTGATAAGATGTCAGCTGCTAAAGAACTGTTAGATCGTACTGGCCTAGTTAAAACAGAAAAAATGCAAGTAGAAGCTAGGGGTGGAGTAATGTTAATGCCACCAAAGCAAACGGAAGAAGATGACTAAAACATTAAAGCAATGGAAGTTACCCCAACCGACTGACATAAAAGAAGACAATGAATGGGTTCCTATTCCCCGTATATCTAGGACTGTTCCATTTGGCTATGAGATAGACCCAGATGATCCAGATGTGCTTTTACCTATTGAGCACGAACTTGATATGCTTCAACAAGCACAAAAGTATCTTAAACAATATTCATATCGTGAAGTAGCTAATTGGCTAACACGGAATACAGGTAGAGATATATCCCATGTAGGTTTACGTAAACGGTTGGAAAATGAACGACAGCGAAAAAACAAAGCTAGAAGCCTACGCAGATGGGCAGACTATGCGAAAAAGGCAATCGCCAAAGCGGAAGAAATTGAACGTACAAGACTCGGAGCCAAAGCCCACGAAGGCGAAGACTACTACGAGGAAACGGACGCAAGCCAAGCCAAAGCCTGAATCCGCAAAGATTGTTGAAGAGGTTCCTGTTGAGGAACAGCATAACATAATTTTTAAACCTAATGAGGGACCACAAACAGAGTTCCTAGCAGCGGGTGAGCGTGAAGTACTTTATGGCGGCAGTGCAGGTGGGGGTAAGAGCTACGCCATGTTAGCAGACCCTTTACGGTACATGGGCCACCCAGCCTTCTCAGGATTGCTCCTACGGCATACTACAGAAGAGTTACGGGAACTTATCTTTAAGTCACAGGAAATGTATCCCAAAATCTGGCCCGGTATTAAATGGTCAGAACGTAAGATGCAATGGACTGCACCCTCTGGTGCACGACTGTGGATGTCCTACCTAGACAGGGAAGATGACGTATTGCGTTATCAAGGTTTGGCATTTAGTTGGATAGGCTTTGACGAGCTAACTCAATGGGCTAGTCCCTTCGCTTGGAACTACATGCGGAGTCGCTTGAGATCAACCGCACCTGACTTGCCTATCTTTATGAGAGCAACTACTAACCCCGGCGGCAGGGGACATCACTGGGTTAAGAAAATGTTTATTGACCCAGCACCAGCAGGGAAAGCTTTTAATGCAACTGATATTGAATCTGGTGAAGACCTTAAATATCCTGCAGGACACGAAAAGGCAGGAAAGCCTTTGTTCAAACGTAGGTTTATACCTGCACGTCTTTCAGACAATCCTTATCTAAGTAAGCAAGGTGACTACGAAGCAATGCTTTTGTCATTGCCAGAACAACAGCGTAGGCAATTACTTGAAGGTGACTGGGACATCAAAGAAGGCGCAGCCTTTACAGAGTTTGATAGAAACATCCACGTCATTGAGCCATTTAAAATACCAAGCAATTGGGTTAAGTTTAGGGCATGTGACTATGGGTACGGAAGTAAATCCGGTGTTGTTTGGTTTGCTGTTTCTCCTGATGAACAGTTAATTGTTTATAGAGAATTATACGTAAGTAAAGTTCTTGCTACTGATCTAGCTGACATGGTACTAGATTTAGAAGCGGAAGATGGAAACATTAAGTACGGCGTACTTGACTCCTCTTTGTGGCATAAGCGTGGTGATACTGGTCCTAGTCTTGCTGAACAAATGATTGGTCGTGGTTGTCGTTGGAGACCATCAGATCGTTCTAAAGGTTCTCGTGTAGCAGGTAAGAACGAAATACACAGACGCTTGCAGGTAGACGAGTTTACAGAAAATCCTAGAATGGTATTCTTTAATACTTGCACAAATATAGTATCGCAATTGCCTGCTATACCTTTGGATAAAAAGAACCCAGAAGACATTGATACACATTCTGAAGATCACTTGTATGATGCATTACGATATGGTATAATGTCAAGACCACGGTTTAGTATATT